CACTCGGTAGCGAGTCTCGTCGGCGGTATGATCCTCGGCCTCGGTATTGACATCGTCCGGATCGTCCTCGTCTCTGGGCAGAACGGGCACGGTCCTGATCCAGTTGTCGCAGGTGTCGAAGACGAACAGTCCCGGTCGCTCTCGAGGCCCAAGAGAGGAGGGGTGAGCGTTCTTGAGCATCCGCCTCATCTGGTCCCAGCCAGTCACGCGAGAGCCAGCCCTCTTGTCTGCTGGAACCCACTTGATTCCCTTGTAGACGACACCGTCGTCCAGACGCACTCGGTTGAGCATGTCCGTCGCGATGCAGTTGCCGTTCTCGGCGCTGAAGATCTGACTGTCCGCCACTCCTGGCTTCACTCTCGTCCAGGTCGGGTTGCGAGGGTCGCGCCAGCCCCACTTCAGCTCCCTCTCGACGATACCTCTGGCGATGTCTATGGCTAGAATCCGTAGACCCTCGTTGGGCTTGCCCGTCCAGCCATACCATTCGGCGATCCTGAAAAGATCGCCTCGAATGGTAGATCTGTAACTGCCGTCCGGGAGCAGCACGTCCTCCCCGTTGGACACCGCCCACCATCCCACCGAGAAGGGCTTGCTCGAGCCCCAGTCGAAGGACCGATCGATTCGCCAGTTGTCCGGAATGGCGAACGGCTTCACCACGTTGAACTCGGGATCCCATACGTCGTCGAACATGCCGCCGCTGACGATGTCCCACGAACCCTCGAGCCACGCCTTCTTCTCGGCTTGGTTGCGAGCGGACGCGGCGAGCTTGCTGATATAGTCGGGATCGGACTCCAGAAGGATCTTGTTCTCCTGGAGCCTGGAGAAGATCGAGAGGCGCGGCGGCTCCGGACGACCCTCCTCGTCCACGAGGTCGCGACGGACCTTCATGTTCAGTCGGTCTGGCAGGAACCTCGCCTTCACCCAATTGTGACCCGGACCGTATGGGTTCGTCGTCGCCCTCACCATCCTAGGCATCCCCGGAGTGGACGAACGGCAGCATGAGAACATTCTCTTGTAGCCCTCGTCCGTGGCCCAATTGCAGAGCTCCTCCCAGCCGATCCAGGGATACTCGTGACCGTGATAGTTCCAGTAGTCGTCCGCCTTCTTAAACTGGCGGAGGAGAAGCTGCTCTCCGGTCGGCCACGTCCAGACGTGCTCGCTGTGGTTGAACTTCGCCTGTGGCCAGATCTGCGGGAACCACTTCTTCGTCTTCGTGATGACGTCGGTCAGCTGCTTGTATGTCTGCCTGAAGAGAATCCCCTTCCAGGCGGAGCCGAATCCTCGTCCCGTGAACATCCCGAACGACATGAGGAGACAGTCGGTCTTCCCGCCTCCTCGGGTTCCTTGGAAGAGGACTTCGAAGATTGGAGTGGAAGCCAAGAATGCTTCTTGACTTCCAGCCTGTGGTCGCCAGATGACGTTTTCAGGATACTGAGGAGTGGCGAGAGCGGTCACTCGTCGAGCCCTCCCGAAAGGATCTCTTGGCGGGCGAGCTCGATCAGCCAGAGAGCGTCCTTCCGGCTCATGTTGGAGGAGCGGAGGCCGAAGTCGTCCTCGGCGTCGAAGAACAGCACGAGGACCTCCTTGGGCTGCTCCCTAATAGTTAGCGAGAGGGCTTCCTCCGGCGTCATTCGCTCGTGAGCCCCCAACTCAATGATCTCTGCCACTTTCATCAACCCTCCGCGACACGGTTGATGAAGGATGATATGTCATCGGAGAGGTCTTGGCAAGCTCGGGGATTCTCCCGCCAGCGAGCCCAGAGGAGGCGGGCGAGCGCACCAGGATCTAAAAAGGGTGAATCCGCTAAATGGCTCTCGGTCTCTTCTCAGAAATCGTCATTCGCGATCCGCAGTAGAGTGTCGCAGTGACAGGGGAGGGGTGAGCACCAGCAGACTAAGTCGAGTCCTCGAAGATCTCGCTTGATCTTCGCCATCAGCTCTGGACTGCTTTCGATGTCGCGCCGGTGCTTCTCGATAACTTCTGCTCTCGTTCCGTCTCGGCCTATCTCATAGTGATTGCCCCACTCCGACGGGCGACCGCAGTATCTCGATCTTGGAGGATACTTCCCCGTTTGGCGAGCGTTCAAGACTCTTGGGCTCCGGGGAGGGGTCCCTTCTCCGTCTTCTTTTGGGGAATGCTGATGGGTCATGGTTCACTGAGCCAGTCGGATGGGCGGGGCCACTCCGGTGGGCGATCGTCGGATCGCCGTTGATGGGGCCGGGTCGGGGAGGGAGGGCCGAGTCGCCTCGGCCCTCGTGGTCTGGCTCAGGCCGCCTTGGCCTGATCGTCGGTGGTCTTCCGGCTCGCTTCCCAAGCCTTGACCGCCGCCTCATATTCCGCGTCGGTCGGGTCCCGGAGCTCCAGGTAGCCGCACTGAGCGTAGAAGGTCACGTCGCTGGGGATCAGGCCCTCGGTGGTCTTGCAGTCCAGGAGAGTCATCCCTTCCTTGTAGAGGTGGAACCGATGGACGCAGTTGCCCTTGCCCGGATGACCGATGATCTTGCTGATCGTCCGCAGCATCTTGCGCTGAGGCTTGGCAACGACCGGCTCAGCGGCGAGGCCCTTGATCGGCTTGCCGGAGGAGTGGAGGGTGATACCGACGCCGGACTCGGCCTTGGCGGCGACGTTGGCGCGGGCGAGCTCAATCCCGGTCAGCTCGGCGGCAGGCTTGGCGGCAGGCTTGGTCTGCGGAGCAGGAGCATTGCCCTTGGGAGCCTTGCGGGCGGACTGGCGAACGGTGGCGGTTGCGGACTTGGTCATGGTGGTCTCCTTTGGTTGCGGCGGGCACCCATTGCCCTTACCGTGAGATGAGTGTCGCATGTCCCGGTGCAAATGTAAAGCAAAAAAGTTCGCCTGGAGCACATTTTTATTTTCGGCTTTTTGGAACAAAACGCTTGCGCTGGATCGCCATCTGTGGTAGCCGCGCGCCCGCGCAGTTTAGGGAGTGAAAGCGCGGCCGGAAATTATTTTCGGCAAAACGCATTTTGGGACTTGCATTCCCGGCCGGAATTTGCGAGAATGATTTCACAGCAGCGGTTGGGGAACGGACAGACTGCGCGATTTTGAAATGTGGCAGAATTGTGGCAGAGAGCTCCCGCCGACGTGAGATCTCCGGCGAGACTGAGTGAGCCGTCGGGCGAGAACTCCACAGTGAGAAATCGTGTTTGCCATCTCGGCGAGGTCTCCTCGGTGAGAGTCCATCGGTCATCGGGGAAGCCCAGAGGAGAGGGACCGATCCATCTCTCTTCTGGGCTCGTCCGACAGTGAGCAGCCCTGCTCTCAGGAGAACTCCGCAGTGAGAAATCAAACTTGCGAATCGTCGCCCTCTACCTCGGTCGCCTCGCCCTCGATCGTCCGTCCGGCGAACTTGGCCTCCCAGTCGTCGATGGACGCCACTTCGGCCGGGGCGATGAGGACGCCTCCGCTGACCTTCATGTCCACTTCCCGCTTGTCGCGGTAGCGCTCGTCGTGGGCCTTGAGCTCGAGCTCGATCAACCGAATCGGGTAGATCTTCTCCGTGGAGACCACGTTGCCCTGTCGGTCGTAGGTGACCTTCTCCGTGCCTTCGAAGACGAGGTTCTGGTGATGCTCGAGGAGCTTGTCTCGGTAGCTGATCTCCGCCGCGAGGCAGGCCTCGGCGAATTCCGGGTCGACCTCCATGTGGCGACGGACGGTCTGGGCCGTGACTCCCGCCGCCTGAGCCGCGTGTCCTATACGACCGTGGTCCCCATACTCAGCGAGGAACACTCCCTTCGCTCGGTCGTCCAGCTTCTCTCGCTGGCTGACGATCTTCACTCGCCAGTTGCCGTCTGCATCCTGGTATTCGACGGGTGAGAACATGTGAGTCTTTCGGGGGAGATCGGACATACGAGACTGCTCCGGTTGGTTCTCGGTTGACGGGCACCCGCGCTCGAGAGATTGAATATCGGAAATCGCCGATGTCATCATAGCCCAAGGAGAGGTCTGGAAGCAAGTCAAGATTGAGTGGAGTCAGCAGAACTGTAGACTGACATGAAGTTTTGCCAATAGTTCCAACGGCTTACTGTATATTATTTCACTTTATCATAATAGTAAGTAGAGGCACTACTAGACTTCGGAGGGCCGAGCCACCATACCTCCTCCCTCTGGGCCTCGCCCATCGCCCCCGGCCAGAATGTCACAGTATCACGCCAGAATGCCCCCGGCCCGCAGCCCTCCGAACTGGCGGCGCTGCCGGTGTCAGAAGGTAATACGATGACACTCCCACATTC